GAGCAATGACGATCACTTCGAGCGCGGCAACATCGGACGCGACGGTCGACGGGCTGCGCCAGTCCTCCGATGTCGACCACTGCACCATGTAGCCGGGGTCCGCGACAGCGTCGGACGGTTTGAACGCGACCGGCCAATCCTCGTTGATTCCCGCTAGCACTCTCGCAACCGTGTTCCGCAAATCCGCGGAGACGGTCACGCGAGACCGAACGATTCGATGTGGGGGGTCAGTGCTCGAGCGTGTCGAGCGAAACCGTCGAGCTTGATGTTGAGCGCGCCCACGTCGGCGAACCCGAGGACTCCGAACGCCGCGTCGGACGCCTTGAACCATTCGAGCCCGCGGGCAATGTTCACTTGCCGTAGGAGCGGCGGGTACGGCGGGACGAACGGCAGGGCGTCGGCGGGACGGCCTAGCGCGTGGTCTATCTCGTCCGCTGCCGCGTCGAGACATGACGCGAGCCGGTCGGAGTTCTTGGCGGTCACCGCTAGCCGTAGGGCGTCGGCGAGTTCGTCGACGGTGGCGTAGGCCACTGTTGATCATCCTTCGCCTTTGTAGCGGCGGTCGAGCCGTAGCGGGGGCGGCTGTTCCGCCGCCGGCTCCGGTTCGGGGGTTTCGGGTTCGTCAGGTTCCGGGTCGGTTTGCTTGGTCATGCGTGTGCTCCTGCTGCCCAGGCGGCGCCGTCCCAGTTGAACGCGAACGCACCGATCATGATCTTTTGGCCGGTCGTCCACGCGGACGTCGGTGACGCGACGAACCCGAGACCGGCGAGCCGTGCGGCGTTGGTCGCGTCGGACGCAGTGATCGTCGTGAACCATGTTCCGGGGTACAGCGCGGTAGGGGTCGCCGCGCCTTTCGAGTGCAACACCGTCGCCGGATACGACTCCTGATAGCTCACGGCGCGAGGTGGGTGGCGCCGAGCTGCCCGGACTTCGACCGGGGCCGGTACGGGACGAACCCGACCGCGACCGCGACCTGCGTGCCCAACAGCGACGGGTCCGCGGCGGTCAACATCGGGAACGGGTACTCGTACGCCTCGAACGCGCCACTGTTCCCCACCCACAAGTTGACGTCGGTGATCGCGTACGTCTGGATGGGGCGGAGACCGGCGATCGTGCCGGCACCACCAGTGTCGACCGTGCCTGACGCGTTGGCCGCACCAATCGACGGGAAGAACGGGCGAAGCGCAGAGTCCACCAGCGCACCCAGACGGGCAAGCCCGGTCGGCCCGAACGCGATCCACGTCGCCGGGGAACCGGTCTCGTCGTACACCTTGGCGTTCCCGTCATAGATCGCCTTCAGCACGACATCGGCGGCGGCGTTGGTCGCCAACGTGATCTTCGTGGTGCTCGAGGCGAGTTCGGTGAGCGCGGCCTTCTCGGTCTGCTTCGCGACCCGGTTCCGTAGCTCTTGGACGATGACGCCGAGCGACTGCGGTTGGAACGACATGAGCTGCTGCGACACGTTGAGGTAGCCGCCGTAGGTGACCATTTCGAGCGTGTCGGACGCGATGGAGAACGCGTCGGACGGTAGCTCTGTCTTCTGCGACGTCTGCGCCGCTTGGACGGTGGCGAGCACCATCTTCGCGTCGGTCAGGTAGGGGCGCCGGAAATCGTAGGCGGAGACGGTTTGGACGCCGATGGCGTTCAGAAACGGGCGGCTGGTGTCGTAGAAGTTGACGACCGGCCCAACAATCGGGTCGACGACGAGACCGGCCAAATCGCCGGCAGTGGTGGCGGTGTCGGCGGCAACCGTGCCCATGTGCTGAGCGGCACGGGTCAACGCGGCCTCCACCCGTTCCGCCGCCTCCCGGTTCTGTGACCGGTGAAGGAAATCCCAGAGGACTTGGCCTTCGTCGCCTCGCGCGTACACCTTCGGGGGTGCGGACACCCCGGAGTGAACGCGAGACAACTTGGCCCGAACGTTCTCATTGAGTTCGTAGTCGTCGGCGCAAACCTCGAGCTGCTCATCGATCTGAGCGAGACGGGCCTTCGCGTTGGAGATCGTTTCCATGTCCTGGGCGGACAGGTCGCGGCCTGCGGTGGTCGCTGCGCCTTTCGCGTTCTCGATTCGCGCTACGAGGAGTTCGCGTTCTGACATGAAACCTTGAACCATGACGTCGGGCATCGGAGCCTTCCCTTTTGTTGTGCGGGTGGCTTGCGGTTCCGACTTGCGGCGGGGGCCTGCGGGTGCGCCAGTGGCGGGTGCGCTGGTTGCCGCCGGGGATCGTGGTCCGGGGGCCTATCTGGCCGGGGAGTATAGAACGGTCAGGCGCGCGCTAGCGGGAGGGTCTTGTAATGCGTCGCGACGAGGCCGGGGAGAACGTGGGGGCGGGAGTCGTCCGACCAGTCCGCCAGCCGGTGACACAAACCGGCGTCCTCGCCTTGGAACAGTCCGTCGACGACCTGGCAGACGAACCAGTGACTCGGGGCCGGATACTTCCCGCGCATCTCCTCCAGCAGCCGCCGACTTAGGCAAAGGAACCCGGCGCCGACAACGTCGACCATGTGCGGCACGTCGGGGTCGAGCTTGTCGATCTCCTCGAGCGTCCACGGCGCGAGCGCCTCATCCGCGTTACCCCAGTGGAAGACGACGGGACCTATGCCGATACCGCGTTGGGGTTGCGGCGAGTGGTAGACGCCTGACAGGCACCCGAGCTGGTGGCGGTGCGCGGTCTCGACCAGCCGGTAGAAATCGGCGACCTTCGGCGCGACATCGCTGTCGACGAACACCAGATAGTCGCTCGAGCAGTGGTCCAAGAACCCTTCGCACATAACGTTGCGGGCGGCGTCCAAGTAGGGGCCGGCGATCTTCGACCAGATGTGGCCGAGCCGGAACGGGTCAGGCTCCGGGTCCGGGTCCACCAGCCGCTCGAGCAGCGCCTGGGTATCGTGCTCGCGGAGGGCGAGTAGCGCGTTCCACATTTCGGTGCGCGCCAGGCCGGGGTTGATGTTGGCGACAGTGAACTCGGGCACTAGCCGGCGGGGGGTGCGTCGATGAGCCCGCGTGCCGCGTAGGCGGCGGTTAGCTGCTCCTGTTTGGCGTGCTCGAGGGCTAGCCATTCGTCCAACTCGGCGACCTTGCGCTCGTATTCGGCGTCGGCTTCTTCGAGCATCCCGTCGGGGTCGCCACGGAACGCGAGAACCTGCGCGCCGTCGTAGGCGCCGGCAAGCTCGAGCGCAACGTGCCGCAACAGAGCCTTGGTCCGCCACCGGGTGCCGTCGTTGTCAATCTCGGTGCCCATCCGTGCCGGCGAGAACCCGACCGACAGTTCGCGGACACCTTCTTCGAGGAGGTTGTCCAACATGGACGCCTTGGCGTCGAACACCCGGAAATCGACCATGAGCCCGCCGTCCTCGTTTCGCATCGCGGTCGCGATGGCGAGATCTTCGCCGGTGTTGCCGTCGGGGGTGTGGCCGTCTTTGAGGCGGACGCGTTGCGGCATGTTGAACTGGTGGTCGAACGCGCCAGCGCGGAACCCTTCGCGGTAGCGGTCGTACTCGCCGGACGGGAGGAGGTCGGTGACGTCGGTCGCCTGATCGTACGGGACGGCACGCCCGGTCAACGTGTGCCGGTCGGGGCGGTCGAGTTCGGTAAGCCCGAGGCGGGTCAAGATCGGTTGTTGGGTCATGCGGTGACTCCCATCGGGTCAGGCGCGGGTATGCCGGCGGAGGGGATGCCGAGGACGTCGCGTAACTGGTCGGCGGCTTCCGGCACCAACGGTGCGGCAGCGACGAGCGCGGCGACCAGTTCGGGCAGCGCGGGCGCCAGATAGTCGCTCGCGTCGAACACCATGTTCGTCCCGCGCGGCAACGCCCAGTTGGAGAGTCCGTCGCCGATGTTCTTGACCATCGGACGCAACGTGTCCCAGTAGAAATGCGACTGGATCATCTGCGCCGTGTTGTACGTCAGACCGGACGGTTGCGGCATGTTCAAGTAGGACGGTGGGACGCCGAACGCGGCGGCGACGCGCTGCTCATCGAACTCGCGGAGACTGAGTAGCGCCATGTTCTCCGGCGAAAGCGACAGGGTCTCGAGCGTCATGCCGCCCGACAGGATCGCCGGCGCGCCCCCACGGTTCGCTTGCGCGGTCAGCCACTGGTCGCGGATCGTTTCGGCTTGCCCGTCGCGGAGGTTGCCGGGGTGGGTGAGCACTCCCCACGGGACTCCACCGCGCGAGGCGAGGTCGGACCCGTATTGTGCGAGCGCGGACGCGCCGATGATGTCGCGGGCCGTCCAGTCGAGCGGGCCGACACCGAGCAGCCACCCCGGAATCTGCTGGTATTTCAAGTGAAGGACGTCGCCGGCTGGCAACGGCTCCCGGTTCAACTCGTATCT